ACCGCGTGGCAAGAGACACCGCTATGGCACAGCCCACCAGCTCTCCCATCACGGCAAAACCTAACGCACAGGATGGAAAACCCGTCCACTTCAGAGCAACCGCAGAATACCGCGAGGACTTTCTGAACCTCGTGCGCGGCAAGCGTCCCGTTCATAACGTCATGGAGGAAGGCACCCCTTCTACCGGCGGTTATCTTGTTCCGATTGAGTTCGACAGAAATCTTGTCCGAGCGCTTGAGCGTGAGAACGTGATTCGCTCCATTTCTAAGGTAATCACCACAGCGGCGCCCCACAGGATTAACGTTGCGCTTACCGATGTTTCTGCCGACTGGGTGGTGGAAAGCGGCACATTTACGCCCAGCACACCCACCTTCAATCAGCTTTCCCTTGATGCCTACACCCTTCGTGCGGCAGCACTGGTTTCGGAGGAATTGCTTCAGGATTCCATGTTTGACCTTGAAGACTATCTCATCGACAATTTCGCCCGTGCTTTTGCGGCAAAGGAGGAGCAGGCTTTTTGCGTCGGTGCAGGCAGCACCCAGCCCACGGGCATATTCACTGCGAGCGGCGGCGATGTCGGTGTGACAACGGCAGCAGCCGGGGCAATCACAGCGGACGAACTCATCGAACTGACCTATTCCCTCAAGGACGGCTACAAGAAAAGCGCCAAATTTGTTTTGAACAGTGCAACCCTCGCGGGTATCCGCAAGCTCAAGGACGGTAACGGTGCATATATGTGGCAGCCATCTCTGCAGGCAGATCAGCCCGACCGTCTGCTCGGTTTTCCGGTTTATGTTTCGCAGTATGCTCCGACCATTGCGGCAAACGCATACACCGTCGCTTTCGGTGATTTCCAAAACTACTGGATTGCCGACCGCAGCGGCAGAACCGTGCGCCGTGCGGATGAACTGCATATCGCCAACCTGCAGACCGGCTTCTACGCTTTCCAGCGCGTCGACGGCAAGACCGTACTGCCCGAAGGTATCAAGCTGCTCAAGCAGCACGCTTAAGAGGAGGATTTCGCTATGTCATATAACACAAAGAACTACACCGAACAGGGCGGTGAAAAAACCGTCATCGGCGGTACGTTGGAGATTAAACAGGGAGCCTCGGTAACGGGGCTTCCTTCTGCAATTAATCAAGCTGCCAGCACAGCTACTACCGTAGCCGGAGTCAAGGACGATCTTAACGCTCTGCTGCTCAAGCTGAAAGACGCAGGACTAATGAATCCGGAGGCATGGAGTGTTTCTGTCGCAAAGATACCTACCTCAACAGGTGATGATTTGACCGCCAACCAAAGTAAGGTTACGTCAATTACCATTGAGGACGGTGTTATCACTGTTGCAGCGCCCGTATCGGAGCTGATTGCTTTTCCAAGTTCCAATCCAGCACAAGGTACGCACAAGTGGATTGGTATGCTCATCACCACAGGGCTACTGGATATTACTGAGGTTAAATATAACGGCTCTCAACTTATAACCGCTGATGCTACAGAAGCCGCTGCTGTCGGTGGTTCAGCCGGAGATATTGTCATGTGGTTAAAATGCAATGAAATCATAAACTCGCCCAAGGTCTTCACCTTATGGGCTTCCGGCTATCCCGAAGCGACCTTCACTGTCGTAATCGCAGAACCGGAAGAAGAATAATGAAAGGACGGTGGCGGCATGACACTGCTTGAAAAAGTCAAAGCAAATCTCATCCTTGAACACACGGCGGACGATGAACTGGTGCAGTTGTACCTGTCCGCCTCTGTGTCCTACGCTGAGAGCTATCAGCATCTCACAGAAGATTATTATACTGACCATCAGATGTCGCCTACCACAGAGCAGGCCGTTATTATGCTGTCGTCCCATTTCTACGAAAGCAGGGATGGCAGTACAGGCGGTTTTTTCGCTGATTCCGTTCAGGCAAGTCATCAGGTATGGAACACGGTCAACACCCTTTTGCGTCTTGACCGGGATTGGAAGGTGTGAGCATGAGTTATGGGAAAATGAACACCTTTATTGATATCGTATCGACCGCTCCGGTCAAGGACATGGAGGGCTTCGTTACGACCGGGGATACCATTCTCACATCTGTTCGCGCCTACAAAGAAACCCGCAACACGAGCGCCAAGTGGGAACGGATTATAGGAAGCGCAGCCTTTACGAGTGTATCGGCAATATTTAGGTTCCGTAAAACTCCCGACCTAACCGTGGACACTAAGCTTTTCATCTCCGACGCAGACGGTCGTTACAACATCGTCAGTGCGGAGGACATCCGGGGACGCGGTATGTATGTCGAGTGCCTGTGCGAGCGTGTCGAAGGGAGCGTGAAGTGATGGCGAAAGTTGAAATAAAACTCCCGAAGAACTTTGAGGAACGGCTCTCCCGCCTTGTGGAAAAGACCGATGAGATCCTCCCCAAGGTGCTGGAGGCTGGCGGCGAGGTGGTTTTAGCGAAGGTCAAGGGCAACCTCTCCTCCGTGGTCGGGCAAGGCACCAAGGAAGAAAGCCGCTCCACAGGCGAACTGGAACGCTCCCTCGGTCTGTCTCCTGCCAAGCAGAAGCGAGATGGCTCCGGATGGGATATCAAGGTTGGCTTCGCCGAACCAAGGAGCGATGGCGGCAGTAATGCTAAAATCGCCAACATTCTGGAATACGGCAAGCATGGGCAAGCGCCGAAGCCTTTCTTAAAGCCTGCCCGAACCCAGTCGAGGAGCGCTGCAGTTGAAGCGATGAAGGCAAAGCTGGAAGGTGAGGTGGACGGCATATGAGCCTGCTTGCGGAACTCAATACTATTCTGACGCCCATTCTCCCTGTGGAGACGGGCGTTTTTTCTGATGTCCCGCCTGATGAGTACCTTGTCCTCACGCCAATGACGGATGGCTTTGCCCTGTTCGGCGACAATGCACCGCTTATTGATGTGTCAGAGGTGCGGATTTCGCTTTTTTCAAAAGGAAATTACCTAAAGCAGAAACAGCAAATCACGAAGGAATTGCTCAATGCGGATATTACCATAACAGACCGGCGATACATCGGGCATGAGGACGATACCGGTTACTACCACTTTGCCATTGATGTGGCAAAATACTATGAAACGGAGGAATAAGCTATGGCTACTATCGGGCTGGATAAGCTCTATTATTCAAAAATCACAGAGGGTGCAAATGGCGATGAAACCTACGACACCCCTGTTCAGTTAGCAAAGGCAATAAAGGCGGATCTGTCTGTCGAACTTGCGGAAGCCACCCTTTACGCAGACGATGGGCCAGCAGAAATCGTGAAGGAATTTAAAAGCGGCAAACTCTCCCTCGGCATCGATGATATCGGGATTAGTGCCGCCGAGGATTTAACCGGGGCAAAAATTGACGACAACCATGTGGTAGTGTCCGGCAGTGAGGACGGCGGCGGTGCTGTTGCTGTGGGGTTTCGGGCAAAGAAGGCAAACGGGAAATACAGATACTTCTGGCTTTATCGTGTGGTCTTCGGTATTCCCGCCACCAACCTTGCCACAAAAGGAGACAGCATTACCTTCTCCACTCCGACCATTGAGGGAACGGTACTTCGCAGGAACAAACTGGACGGCAACGGAAAGCACCCGTGGAAATCGGAAGCCAACGAGGACGATACAAGCGTTCCGGCATCAGTTATTACGGGCTGGTACACACAGGTGTATGAACCTGTGTTTGCAATTTCCGGCGGAGGTGAAGACTAATGGCTGATGAAAGAAGCGCTATGATTCAAATCGGTGAAATGAAGTATGAAATGCTCCTCACCACCAAGGCAACTAAGGAAATCGCCAAAAGATACGGCGGTCTATCTAATCTTGGCGAAAAGCTGATGAAGTCCGAAAACTTTGAGATGGCTCTCGATGAGATTGTCTGGCTTATCACCCTGCTTGCCAACCAGTCGGTGCTGATTCAAAACCTTCAAAATCCCTCTGAAAAGCGAGATCTGCTCACAGAGGATGCGGTGGAACTTCTCACTTCGCCCCTTGAACTGGGAGAATACAAAAATGCCATCATGGAAGCCATGTACAAAGGCACAAAACGCCATGTGGAAAGTGAGGAGGAATCCTCAAAAAACTCACAAGTCGGGTAAGCGATGATGAATCCTTTGCCCGACTTGTTTTTTATGGTGTATCACTCCTTCATCGGTCTGAGCAGGAGGTCTGGCTGATGCCTATTGGTCACCTGCTCGACCAGTGGGAGGTTTATAAGCAGTTTCATGGCTTGGCAAAGCCAAAGCGTGAATATGGGATTGATGAAATCATTCCATATGGCATATGAACTGACTCACACTACACGAACACACTACAAAAACATCACTACTGCCTTATCTTGTTTTTTGTTTTTCCTTGGATATAATCTATATATAAGGTTCGAAAAATAAAGGAGGTAAGGATGTGGAGTTCCAAACAATATGGAATAAAATTGTCAGCCATGCGGGTGAGCCGTTTTTCACGAAAACGAATCTGCCCTTCACCTATAAGATCGTTAATGATTGCGTTGTACCCGATCGAACTGACTATCCGCTTGGAAAACCAAATTTTGAGAAAGCGGCGCAGATTGATTCACTTAGTGGCCCAGGGCAGATAAGCAATCTGGTAAGGGGACCGGCATATGTGTATGCAATATTGACAGACAAACGAATACGTTAAGAAATAAAAGCTTTTAAAGGCACTCCAAAAAAAGGGGTGTCTTTTCTTATGCCCATTTTAGCCGGAAGGAGGTGGTTTTGTGGCGGATAATTTTGGACTCAAGATTGGAATTGAGGGCGAAAAGGAATTTAAAAATGCTCTGCGGGACATTAACCAGTCCTTTAAGGTTCTCGGCAGTGAGATGAAACTGGTCTCCTCCGAATTTGACAAGCAGGATAAGTCTGTAGCAGCAGTCACGGCACGTAATGAAGTTCTAAGTAAAGCCATTGATGCACAGAAAGATAAAATCGCCACCCTTGAGTCCGCCTTAAAGAATGCCGCCGACAGCTTCGGCGAGAATGACCGCCGTACCCAGAACTGGGCTGTCCAACTTAACAACGCCAAAGCCGAACTCAACGGCATGGAGCGTGAACTGGAAGAAACGGCAGACTCTGCCGATGACCTGGGTGATGAACTAAAAGAGTCGGGCGAAGAAGCCGAGAAATCCGGCGGCAAGTTTGAAAAGCTAGGCGGTGTATTAAAAGGTGTTGGTGCCGCAATGGGTGCTATTGCTATTGCCGCGGGAGCCGCCGCTGTCAAACTGGGCAAAGAAGTCGTTTCGGCCTATGCCGACTTTGAGCAACTGGTCGGTGGCGTGGACACCCTCTTTGGTGACGCTTCACAGACGGTGCAGAACTACGCTGCCAATGCCTTCAAAACGGCAGGAATGTCAGCAAACGAGTATATGGAAACCGTCACGGGCTTTTCCGCAAGCCTGATTCAGTCCTTGGGCGGTGACACAGCTAAGGCGGCGGAAGTTGCGGATATGGCGATTACGGACATGGCGGACAATGCCAATAAGATGGGTACAGATTTGTCCTCCATTCAGACGGCCTACCAAGGCTTCGCCAAACAAAACTACACCATGCTCGACAACTTAAAGCTGGGTTATGGTGGTACCAAATCTGAGATGGAGCGGCTCCTTGCTGATGCCGAGAAAATCTCCGGCATTAAGTATGACCTGTCCTCCTTCTCAGATTTAACCGAAGCCATCCATGTTATTCAGACTGAAATGGGCATCACCGGCACCACAGCTTTGGAAGCCACAGAGACCATCAGCGGCTCTATATCAGGTATGCAGTCTGCTATCGGAAACCTGATGGCAGGGCTTGGCAATGCAGATGCAGACATTGAAATGTTAGTTGGGAATGTGGTCGAATCATTTCAGCACGTGGTGAAAAATATCGTGCCTGTCATTGAGAATATCGTAAAGGCTCTGCCTCCTGCTCTTGACGGAATACTGAAG